GAATTAAGCAGAAAGTACCTCCGTGAGTTGAGACTTACGAGAGCAACCATCGAAGGTGATACGGGTGATGAGTTTACTGAATTGATTGATAGTGTGTCATCCGTGAAAAACGCCGAGCCCACTAAGCTAAAGTTTAATCATTTTGGAAATGACGGAAATAATTGATAAAAAGAAACTGATTGATCTTAAAACCAAGACGGTTGCAGAGCTGCAAGAGATAGACATAACACTATTCCAACTTGATGCCACTGACGACCGATTGAATGATTATGCTTATGAGTTGATTGATCATCCGGATGACCATAACCTGTATGAACTGTTGGCCTTGAAAAGATTCTTCCGTTTGTTGCGGAATTATATTTTTAAGCCGCAGGAAGTCAAGGCTTTTATTGTTTTCTATGAATCGTTGAAATTCTCAGGTCTTCACGGTCGCCAGCGGTATAAGATGACACCCGTACAGGTATTCCAGTTCACAAATATGTTGGGCTTTTATATTGATGATAAACGCAGGCTGATTCGTGATGCCCTTCTATTTGTTCCACGTAAATTTTCAAAAACAACCTCCGTAGCCTCCTTGGCAATTTATGATTTGCTTTTCGGTGATGCCAACGCGCAGGCTTATGTGGCTGCCAATTCGTATGAGCAGGCCCAAATCTGTTTCGGCGAAATAAAGAACATACTGAAATGCCTTGATCCGAAGTTGAGCCATTTCAAAATCAATCGTGAAAAAATAACGCAGAAAAAAAAGGGATCATTCGCCCGGTGTTTAGCTTCCGATGCCGATAAGCTGGACGGACTCAACGCCAGTACGGTGATTGTGGATGAATATTCGCAGGCCGACAATGCCAAGCTGAAGAATGTGCTCACCTCATCCATGGGCGTACGTTTAAACCCGCTGACAATAACCATTACGACCGCATCCGAGAAATTGGAAAGTCCGTTTGTCGATATGCTTAAATCATATAAGGCGGTTTTGCGTGGTGAAACGGTAAACGACCGGATATTCGCACACATTTTCGAGCCGGACGTAATGGATGCCGAGGATGATCCGCACACATGGCGAAAAGTACAACCGCACTTGGGTATAACCGTACAGCCCGACTACTATGAGAACGAATACAAAAAAGCTCTTATGACAGCCGCCGACATGCTTACATTCAGGACCAAGCTACTAAATATTTTCGTTCAGAATTCGGATAAGATTTGGATAACGCAACAGGAAATAGAAGATTTATACAAAGATGTGAAAATTGAAGAATTAACGCAAACGTATGATGCGATGGTTGCGGTGGACCTTTCTGTTTGCGATGACTTTTCGGCGGTTTCCTATAACCTGTATGATACCAATACACGAAGTTTTCATGTCCATACCGATTTTTATTTCCCCAAAGGGGCTTTAAGGACACATCCGAACAGGGAATTGTATGAGAAATGGGCTAAAGAAGGTTGGCTGATACTGCTTGACGGGGACGTGATAGACTATAATGTTATTGCGACGGATATTATGAAAAAAGGTAAATCCATCAGAATATTGAAAATAGGGTTTGATCCTTACAAATCCGCGGAATTTATAAATATGCTTTCGGCAATGGGCGCAAAAGATTACCTGGAACCGGTTCCGCAAACATACGGAGCATTCACCGGATGCGTCGAGACTTTCGAAATCGTCGAAAAGACCGGAAAGGTTAGTTTCAACCCTAACCCGATCATTGCCTACTGTTTCGGCAATGCGGTCATGGACGAAGACAGGCTTGAAAACCGCAAGCCGATAAAACGCTATCCGGAGCATAAGATTGACGGTGCCATTACCTGTTTGATGACTTTTCAAGAATATAACAACTATACACGATGAAACTACATTTATTTAGAAACAAGATTGCACAACCTGTTGTGCAAAAAAGAAGTGAGGAATATGTTCCCGCTTATTGGGGAAACAGCCTTAGCATTGATTTGGGGAATCCGACATTGCCCATGAAAATAGCAACCGTATACCGATGCGTCGACGTACTTTCAGGATCGGTCGCTTCCCTTTCCTTACAGGTAAAAAGGAAAAAGATTGATTATTTTGTCGTTGATGATGATAATCCTCTGAATATTCTGTTAAACCTATGCCCAAATCCACGATTGAATGCTTTTGATTTAATAAAAAATTTGATCATACAAATGCTTTTAACTGGGAATGCTTATATCCTGCCCCAATATGCCGGTGGAGTTGTAAATTCATTAATTCTTTTGTCCCCAAATTCGGTGACCTATGAAAAGAATTACAACTATTACCTCGTTCATGACACCGTGAATTCGATTTATGACAAATTCATGGCTAATGAGATAATACATTTACGTAATATCAGTATTGACGGCGGTTATACGGGGTTAAGCACGGTATCTTATGCTTCGACCGTGCTCGGAATAAATGCGGCGGCCGATAAACAGTCCAATGATATATTTCAGCCGGGGAGTACCTCAAGGGGATTTATTTCCGGTGATGAAACAGTGACAAAAGGTTTCGGACAGGTCCAGGATGACCAGTTGAAAACCGTCGGTGAGCGGATTGAATCGGAATTGCGGTCCGGAAAGAAAATAATGTCGTTGCCCGGAGCAATGAAGTTCAATCCGCTGAGCATGTCGCCTGCCGATTTGCAGTTGCTTGACAGTAAGAAATTCACGGTACTTGAAATTTGCCGGTTTTTCGGAGTGCACCCGGATAAATTATTTGCGGGACAGTCCACCAATTACAAATCATCCGAGATGTCGCAAGTGCAATACTTAACCGACACCTTGCAGCCTATCTTGCGGAAAATAGAGACGGAGTTTACCATCAAGCTCATACCTCGAAGTCTCTTCGGAAAATGCAAGATTCAATTTAACATGGAAGATTTCTATCAGACCGATTTCGCCACAAAATCTGATTATATGCAAAAAACCATTCAAAACGGAATCTATACGGTCAACGAATGGCGTAAAAAAGAGGGCAAAGAGCCTGTTGACGGCGGTGATGTAGCATTTATAAGTTGTAATGTCGCTCCCATAGATTCGGCTAAAATCAAAGGGGAAACAAACAAATATCAAAAAAAAGTTGATGATACACCCAAAAAATAGTCACCAAAAACAGAGATAACAAAGTAATATAAAAGACACAATCATGGACAAAGAAAAAAAATATGAGATCAGATCGTTCGGCGGCGATGCAGCCCCGAAGTCGGAAGGAGAATCACGGACTGTCGAAGGCTACGCAATAGTCTTTAACCAACGGTCACAAGTCATGTGGGACTGGATGAACAACCGGTCATTCGTGGAAGAGATTAAGCCGACGGCTGTCAATGATGCACTTTTGAGAAGTTGCGACATCAAGGCCCTGTTGGAACATAATTATAACAGGATGATTGCCAGAAGCTATAAGGGAGCGGGTACCCTGAAATTAAGCTTGGATGCCGTCGGACTTAAATACAGGTTTGACGCTCCGAATACGGAAGATGGTAATTATGCGCTTGAAATGGTAAAAAGGGGTGATCTGTTCGGCTCTTCTTTTGCGTATACCGCAGATGAAAAAGTAAACGTAACCTATCGGAAAGACGGCGACACGGTTGTAAGAATCGTAAACAAAATAGACCATTTATATGACGTATCCATCGTTTCCGATCCTGCATACATGGGTACTTCGGTAGAGACCAGGAGCCTTGAAAAATATTACGAAAAGGGTTCCCCCGCCCCCGATGATTTATTCAAACAAGATTTAGCGGAATTACGGAGTTTATCTAAAATATAATAACAACTAATTAAATTTTTTAAATTATGCCAAAGCTAAAATTAACGAATACGCAACGTGTAGAATTGCGTAAAAATGCCAACAGAATAACAGAAATCCGCAACCGGTTCCAAGAGATGGGCGACTTATTGGTTACAGAAAAGCGGGCCATGAGCAATGACGAGAAAGATGAAAAGACAGCCCTTGAATCCGAATTACAGGTATTGCAGTTACGTTCAGAGCAAATTGAGGGAGGCTGGGAGCCGACGAAAGATGATGCAAACAAGAGTGAAGCTTTTGATAAGATTATCCGTAGTATGGCCGACAAGAGAGGCGTTCCCGATGAATACTCCTATCTTCGGAGTACTCAGCAAGCCAATGGGATTGTTATTCCGGTAAATGAACGTTCCGTGCAAGATACCGCTACGGTCGAACCATTGGTTCCATTAACGATCGGCGATATTATTCAGCCGTTGGAAAAAGGACTTATCTTGGGCAAAGTCGGTGCAAAGATGCAATACGGAATTACCGGAACATGGGTGTTTCCCGTTGTTGCAGGCGTCGAAGCTACCATTGAAGATGAGAATGCGGAAATATCAGACACTACGATTAACATCGGTAAATTGAGCCCGGCGCCGAAACGTTGCGCTTTGAAAATTCCCGTATCCAACAGGGCCATTTACCAATCCAACGGCAAAATTCTTGATATTGTCAACACTCAGATTACGCAAGGGCTGATAAGATTGCTAAACAGATGGATGTTTACCCCATCTAAGATTACCGAAAAGGCCTCTAACGGTTGCTTCGTTAAATCCGCTCCTACTTTTGTAGCGGGAAGTTCATTCACTTTTAAGGATTGTTTACGCTTAAAAGGTGCGATCATGGCTACCGGAGTAGAAATTGACGGTACGGCGGCTTTTGTTTGTTCGGCAGCCACCTACACGGAATTGGAGGCTACTCCTAAATCGGAGAACTCCGGTGTTATGGTTCTCGAAAACGGCAAAATCAATGGATTCCCCGTATTTGTAACGGAATATATCGGTGACGGTAAATTAGGCTTCGGAATCTTCAACTACGAATTAGTCGGTCAGTTTGGTCCTATGAATTTGATCGTTGATCCTTATACGAAGGCCGACAGCAATATTACGAGATTTATACTTAACACCGATTTCGATATGCTTTCACTACGTACCGAAGCCTT